CACGCAGCGCGCAGTGGCGCTCCAGGTAGTCGGTGTCGGCAGTATCCGGGAACACCTGGCGCATGGCCCATGCCTGGTGTTGATACAGACCTTCGGCGCACGCAGCCAGCGCTGCAGCGCGAACATGAAAATCGGAATCCGCACCCAGTGCGGCATCCGGCAGCAGGTTGGCGATATCGCGCAGGATCGCGGTCTTGATCGCTTCGTAGCTGGGCGTTGAGAACGGCATGTCAGTGAACCTTCACGGGATGGTCGAACACAAATTCTTTGCCGCCGGCATCGATCACTTCGATCAGCAGACGCAGACGGCCGTCATGGTTGCGCTGCACGCTCACGGTGATCGAGCGAGCGCGGCCGTCGTCGAGAATGGGCTTTAACGCCTGGTCGCTGTACTGCTTGGCGAGCAGCTCCACGCGCTGCACATCCTTTTCGCGTTGCAGCTCATGCAGCCGGCTGCCAAGCGTGGGATCCGCCCACCAGCCGCCCAGGGGCGTCATCAGGCGCAGGTAGACCGCATTGGCCAGGCCGCGAGCAGGATCTCGCTGCAGCGCGCCGTTGGCATAGATGTAATCGCGGGTGACGGGATCGATGAAGGTGTCCATTACATCCCCGTGTCCGTTGTTCCGGTCGTGGAGCCAGTTTCAGGATGCCGGTGGTTGTTGAAGGCACTGCGCATGCCGAACATCGTCTTGGGCGTGGTGGCCTTGCGATCCGTGATGTCGAGATCGGCCGTGATCTCGCCGGTCGTTTCCACCAGCGGTGTCTCCAGCCGCACCTTCGTGCCAGCCTTGACCAGGAGCGTCTCTGTTTCGATTTCGATCACGCGACCGCGCTTCAGGTAAACGTGATCGCCTTCATCGGTGTAAAGCGCCACTTCACCCTGGGCTTCCAGTTTGAAGCGATAGCTGCCGTGTTCCGTGGCGATGATCACACCGTGTGCGGTCTTGCCGCCGAGCGGCAGCACAATCACTTGCGCACCGGCTGGCGGTGCACTGGTGAGACCGTAGTGTTGCATCAGCTCGGCATCCTGCAGTTGCTCGCCGGCCAGTGCATCGGCCTGCACCATCTGGATCGCCGACATCAGCTTGATCGTGGTCAGCACCGCACGGAACGGCTGGCGGATGCGGCTCGTCGCTTTCTCGGATGGCGCGTTGGATGGCGGGCGTCATTTCGACAGATCCAGGGATCTTGCCCGGCACCGAGTTGCGGCCGCGGCGGTGCTTGCGCTTGTGCGGATGCGCATCGAGCGTCCAGACACCGTCTTCCTTGAACCGCAGCCGGGTGATGCCGCCGTTGTTGCGATCCATCAGGAAGCGCCGGCCCATCAGGAAAAAAACGCCGTCGATGTTGTGCGGCTCGGAGATGATTTCAACACGCTGCCCAGGCGACCACAGCAGATTGCTTTCCGGCACGCTGTAGCCCTTGACGTCGATCTCCAGGGTAAAGCCACGCACGCGGGCGTCGGATATGAATTTACGGGCGCGGCCGCGCGCGACGGCCTCGTTGTCCGACTCGCTGTCGCAGATGATCTTCGGCCGGTGCCAGCTCACGCCGGAATCAGTGACGGTGGCTTTGATGTTGTGTCGGCCGGCCGCTGTCGGCGTGCCGTGTGTCTGGCCGAGCACAGTGACTTCTGAAAAGCGATCGCTGATGTCTTCGGTGTGACGGATCGACTGGATGTTGTTGTTGAGCGCCGCTTCACCACGACGCAGCGACAGCGTGCCGACCGGCGGTGTGTCGTAGTCCGGGCCGCCGACCACCAGCGTGCCGTCAGGCTCAAACCACGGCCACAGTGCGTTAGCCTCGGCCGCGTTCTGCAACACTGCCCAGGCAGTGTCACCAGGCTCGACATTGATTTTCTCGCGGGTCAACAGTGCGGTATCGGCATCGATACGGATCTTGCTGATGCCGAGCGGCCGCACCACCTGGGCGATGATCTGTTCCAGCGTGGCCTGCTTGGCGACGAAGACCGGCGCAGCGCAGTCGACCAGGATCGCGGAGCCGTCACGGCCGTTCATGCTGAATGTGTGACTGTTTTTGCTGATCTCATGATCGATGCCGTCAATGCGGCCGGTCATCACGGTCGCGCCGGCAATGCGCAGTTCACAGGGAGCACCCTTGCGGACTTCGGGCCGCGTGGCACCGCGCGGCAGGCCCATCGTGGCGCGCCAGTAATCGGCCGGGATCATCAGGTCGGAATCAATGTCGAACGACATCCAGTCGTTGTGCACGACGCCTGCCACCAGCAAAGCCAGTTGATGGTTCGGTGCGATGTTATTCGGCATAAGCCTGCACCTTGTCGCCGGCATCGAGCACCGGCTTGCGGCCGTAGTTGTTCATCCGCGCCAGCTCCGGTGCGCGACGGTGATCGCCATAGAACAGGTGCGCCATGATCCGGGTGTTTGCCGGCGCTACCAGGGCGCGGGTCATCAGCGGCCGCCGGCGCACGATCAAACTTTGCGCTGACGATTGCACCAGGAGCGCCGTGTTGCGCAGGCGCTCGATGACAGGCCGTGCGGTATGGGCGGGATAATTTGTGCGCCAGGCGTCGATTGCCAGCTCCAGTGAGGAGCGTGCCGCGTTCGCCACTTCGGCGATCTCGGCCGGCGTGAACAACGGCAGCTTGGCTTCGACATCGAGCACACGGCGTGCGGCGACGGCCATCGTGGTGGCAAATTCGGTCTGCACATGCACAGCGACCACCTGGACGTCGGCCGGGTTTTGCCTGGCAGCCGTGGTGAACGTCAGCGGCAGCCTGGTGCTAGTGGCCGGCGCTGCGGCTGCATACGGGTTCACGCGCACTGGCGGCGAAAATATCGATGACACTGCCCGGAAGCCGGTCATCAGGCGTTGCGCGGCATCCGGCAGGCCACCGAACGAAGTCACCTGGTTGCGTGCGCCGACAATCGAACCGGCGATGCCGGAGATGGATCCGCCTAGCGTGGCCACCTGGCGCGCAATACCGCGCAGGCCGGTCAGACCGCCCGGCAGGTTGATGGTCGGCAATGTCGGCAGCTTGAACTGCGGTAGACCGAGCGCGCCTGCGTCCGGCAATGTGATCGATGACAGATCGAACGGCAGCAGTGAGCCGATATTCAGCTTGGAGTCGAGCAGGCCACCGGTCAGCGCCGTTAAATCGCCCGCCCAGGAGCGCGGGTTTAACGCTGCATCGAAATTCAGCAGCGTCAACGCCGGCAGTCCAGGCAGGCTGCCGAGCAGCGCTGGTGCGCCGCCCATGATCGAACGCACGTCAGCGATGCGGGTGATGTCGAGATTGCCGGTCAGCGTGGCCAGGTCGAGATCGCCGAACTTCATCTCCGGCAATGCCAGGTCACCGAAGCCGGGCAAGTTTTTCAAGCCGGTGATGGTTCCGATCTGATCAGTGAGCACATTGGTCGCGGCATCGTTGACATCATCGGCCGCCGTCTCGATCGCCGCTGCGTCTTGTGTGGCCGTTGCGCCAGTGAAGGTGTTGGTGGCAGTGATTGATTCCAGGAAGGTGACACTGACGCTGGCCTGGTCGACGTTATCGGCCTCATGGCCGATCTCCATCTCGGTGACCTGGACGGCCGGCAGCGATCCAAACACCGGATGCACCAGCTCGCCGGTATTCGCCTCGCGCAGAGCTGCCAGAAAGGCATCGAGGCGCACCTTGTAATCGTCAGCCAGGTCATCACTGAAGAAAATCGCGCGCAGGCGGATGGTGCGCGGGCCGTTGCCGAGATCCTCGATGTCGGCGCCATCACGGTAGGGATAGGCGTGCTGCGCAGTGGCGCGCGTCTCTGCATCGGTGATCGTCAAGCACTCGAACGGCACACCGCGAAACGTTGCCTGCTGTAGGTTTGCCCAGGCCATCAGTGTCGCTTCGCCTGCGTGGTTGAATCGCGATTCACTTCCGCGACGATGTTGCCGTTCTCAACGCGCACCAAAACTTCGAGCGGCTTGCGATACTCGGTGCGATCCTGCTTCATGTCCATCGACCACTCCACCAGCGGCGTGATCAGGTAATCATTCAGCAGTGAACCAATGCCATACCCCGCAGCACCAGCTCCGACCACACCAGCTCCGGCCGTGGCCACAGCGCCAGCGCCAAACGTGCTGATCGTCGACAAGGTGCTCGCGCCCAGGATCGCAGCGCCCACGCGTGCCTTGCTCAGCAGTGCGATGGCCGATGCGCCGATCGTTGCGCCGGCCGCCGCCGTGCCTGCGGTGCCAGCAGCAGCGGCAGCGCCGCCCCCCCGGATCAGGCTCACCAGGCCGGCAGCACCGGCCATTGCTGCCAGCGCAGTGAGGGCGGTTGTGGTGGCCAAGATAGCGGCCGTCAACGTCGGATAGCGTTCCGCCATGCTGGCGAGCCCTGCAGCGGTACGACCGAGCAGCGGGTTGACTTCGTTCAGCGCCGTCTGCATGCCGATCGCGTTTTCGTTGGCGAGTCTTTGTGACTGATACGCTGCCGTGCCCTGGATCAGATCGAAATTGCGCTGGCCAGCGCCGGATCCTGCATTGATCTTGTCTTCGACGCTGGTCATGTAGTCGCGGTTGTTCATGATGCCGATCAACGCCATCAGCGCCTGGCGATCCTGGATGATCTTGCCGATCGCGCTGCCCTGGAGGATGTCGGCCATGCTGTCGTAGGTTGCGCGGCGTTCGCCGTCATCACCTGCAGCAGCGGCGCGCTTGCGCAGTGCGCCGTAGTTCTTGTCGCCGGCAGTGATCTGGTCGACCAGGTTAACGAAGGCGTCCAGCGAATTGACGCCCTTGCCGCGAGCTGCAGCGAGTGAACCGGACAAATTGATGCCGAGCTTGGCTGCATCCTTCGCCGTGTCCTGGCTGTTGATCTTCGCCAGCAAGTTGACCAGGTTGTTGCCGGCTTCATCCTTGGTGCCGGCGGTAATGGCCGCTGCCTGGTTTGCCGCGAGGAGCTTGGCCATGCCCGGCATGCCGGTCATGCCGGAGAGCCGGCCAGCCGCCATCTGCTGCGGCAACCAGCGCGCCATATCCTTCAGCTCAAAGCCGCCAGCCTGACCGGCCGTGATGGCCATATCGAGCACGCGCGGCATTTGATCGGCTGCGATGTTGAGTGATTGCATGGCGCGGATGGCGATGCCGGCAAGCTGTGTAGGATCTGCACCGGATGCAGTGCCGTAGCGCTGCAACGTCGGCAGCATCTTTGTGGCGTCGCCGACACCAACGGTGCCGGAAGCAATCAGCGTGTCGAGGGTTTCAGCGGCGCTCTCACGCGTGCCACCACCGAAGCGCACCGCACCGGACACTGCGGCATCGAGCTGCAGCGCACCGGCACGCCGTCCGGCGGTATCGCGATCAGCGAAGGCGGTGTTTGCCATCTGTGCCATGCGCAGGTCGTAACTCTGCGTCTGCCGCACCGGCTCACGCAACACGAACTTGCCGGCCTGGTATGCGGCAAAGGCAGACGGCACAGCACGCGCCATCGAGCGCAGGCCACTGACAGCGCGATCGATGTTGCGCGACAAAACCGCCATCTGGTTGCTGGCGCTGGCCGTGAGCCTGCCCAGTCGCTCGACTTCAGGGTTGATGCTGCGATAACCCTGCTTGACGTTGCTCATCGCACGCGCGTGCGATGCCGACATCCGGTCATACAGCGACAGTGTCAGAGCAACGTTAAGATTCTGAGCCACTATTTTTTCCCGCGCTTATTCTTGCGGCGCCGAGTGGAGACATGGCGCGTGAACGTGGTTCCATCGACGGGCTTACGCTTGCCGGTCAGTTCCTGCAAAAGGATCTCGATTCTCGGGATCGGCATCGTGCGCAGCTCCTGCTCGGTGTAACCGTATCGCCGCAGCGCCGCGAACAGTATGTGGTGAGGTCTTAGCCGCTCTTCTGCGGCGCAAACTTTTTTGACAGTTCCGCTGCGGCGGCGTCGATCACGTTCCAGTCTTCGATGAAAATTTCGCCGAGATGCTTGGCGATTTGCTCTTTGGTCAGCGTGCCAAGTTTCACCAGTTGACGAGCCGTCATTGCCTTGGACAGCTTGAGCGCATTGTCGGCGCCGACTTCGTCGACCGCCTCGATGTTGTCATCGAGGATGGCACGCCGCAGCTCGAAGTCCTTGTGCGTGACTCCGTCGACGGTGAGACCCGTAGGCAAAGTG